TCTTAGGCCAATTTGATCGTGCAGACTGCGTAAGCGATGAGCGCGGTTTGATTATTGAACTCAAATGCAGGCGCACGCATTACAACGAACTGTTGATTGAGAAACATAAGTTTGATGCTTTGGTTTCTAAAGCTGAAAACTTGAACTACCAGGCGGTGTATATCAACTCAACCCCGCTAGGGATTTATGCCTGGAATCTTTCAAGCCAAGAAATTGTTTGGCAAAGTGAACCGATGCCATCAACCACTGATTTTTCAAATGCCAACACGATAGATAAAGTTGTTGGATACCTACCAATAAGCAAAGCAATCAACCTGGCCGGGGGCGGTAGGTTACTAAGCGAAATGGATACCAATGACTGCAGGCAGACCGCGCAAGCCAATTGAGCAAAAGCGAAAGAATGGAAACCCTGGGCAACGCCCATTGCCTGATTCCAAAAATGTAATTGCCTTGCCTCAAATCAAGAGCGATGCGCCTTTGCACCTTAGCGATGCAGGCCAAAAGATGTGGCTAGATGTTCGAGCAATGGCACCCTGGATAGCAAACACTGATGCCAGGTTGCTAGTTGAACTCTGCGAAAAGATGGATAAGAAATATGAGCTAAAGGAAAAGTTAGCCTTATCTGATTATGTGCTTTATACAGATAAGGGTTACGCCTACGCCAACCCTTTGTTTGGGATGCTCAACACTGTAGAAAACGATATTGTTAAATTGCTTTCCTTGCTTGGTCTCACGCCAACGGATCGCAGTAAGTTGGGGGTTGCTGAAGTTAAGGCCAAAGGTAAGTTAGAGGCTTTGCTTGAGCAAAAGAGAAATGGCTGATATTGCAGGATGGCCACCGCGCTGGTTAACTGAAGTTCCCATTGAGGATATTGAACGCGGTGATGGCGATTTGTACGCCGAGTTTGCAGAGGCAGTTTGTAGAGTAACTAAAGATTCAGTGGCTTCACCTGCCGGCAAGTTATTGCAACTGCGCCCCTGGCAAAAAGAGTTACTGCGCCATACCTTAGCTCGCCGTGAAGATGGCAGGTTTCGACACCGCACCGCCCTAATCGGGATGAGCCGCAAGAATGGAAAGAGCGCACTAGCCGCTTCAATGGGCTTGGCCGGTTTAACAATGGGCGGCAACGGATCTGAAATTTATTCTTGTGCTGCTGATAGAGATCAGGCAAGAATTGTTTTTGGCACTGCCAAGCGAATGATTGAGCTAGATGAAGAGTTATCTTCAATGTTCACTTTGTACCGCGATGCCATTGAGTTCAAAGATAAGGGCAGCGTTTACCGCGTACTATCTGCAGAGGCTTACTCAAAAGAGGGTTTGAACCCTTCACCGCTAGTAATCTTTGATGAGGTTCACGCCCAACCATCTTGGGAACTTTGGAATGTGCTTTCACTTGCAGGTGGTGCGCGTGCCGATTCGCTTCTCCTGGGCATCACAACTGCAGGTGTAAAGACTCAAAGCAATGGTCAAGATTCTCTTTGCTACTCGCTTTACCAATACGGCCAAAAGGTTGTTAAGGGTGAAACAAAGGATCCTTCATTTTTCTTTTCGTGGTGGGAGCCAACAACGCCTGAAGGCGATCACCGAGATCAATCACTTTGGCTTGAGGCAAATCCCGGATACAACGATTTGCTTGATGCGGAGGAAATGCAAAGCGCAGTTTTGCGTACACCTGAAGCTGAATTTCGCACAAAGCGCCTTAACTGTTTCGTAAATACTTCAGTTGCTTGGCTACCAACCGGCGCTTGGGAAGCGTTAGTTGATAAAGATAGATTCCCTGAACCCGGCGAGGATGTAATTCTTGCCTTTGATGGTGCATTTTCTAATGACTCAACCGCGCTAGTTGCCTGGTTATTGGGTGGAGAAAAGCCACACTTGATGGTTGTTGGCTTATGGGAACGCCCAGATGATGCTGAACAGGGTTGGCATATCCCCGTTGCCGAGGTTGAACAAACCATTGTTGATACTTTCAGAGATGAACGCTTCAATGTAAGGGAAATTGTTTTTGATCCTGCGCGTTGGCAGCGTACTTTTATGGTTTTGGATGAAGAGGGTTTGCCTGTAGTTTCCTATCCCAACTCAGCGCAAAATATGGTGCCGGCAACACAAAAGTTTTATGAGGCAGTGGTTAACGAATCTTTCACACACGATGGAGATGAAAGGCTTGCCCGACACATAGCCAACTGCGTAACAAAACAATCAAGTAGGGGTGTTATGGTTGCCAAAGCTAGTAGTAGGCGCAAGGTAGATGCTGCAGTTGCATCAATCTTTGGATATGACCGAGCCACACAACCGGCTGAACCACCTGCACCGGTGGCAAGATTCTTTTCAATTCAGGTATAGGGAGCAAAATGAAAAAGATTGATCTAGCAGTAACAGTAGAAATTGTTGGGGTAACACTGGTTACAACTGGGCTTGCAATGATTTCAGTTCCTATTGCTTTAATTGTTTGCGGTAGTTTTCTAGTATGGTTAACAGAAAAGGCTAACTAATGAGTTTATCTAAGCGCCTTAACAACGCATCAGGCGAAAAGCGTGCTAACAATCAATACATCGAACCATTGATTCCAGGCCGCCCTGCGTTTGAAACAATGGCAGGCGTTGTAGTTGATTCTGAAACTGCCATTCGTATGTCCACTGTTTATGCCTGCGTTCGCTTGCTTGCAGATACAGTTAGCTCATTACCGGTTGCAGCGTATGTACGCCGTGGCCGTAACCGCTTGCCTTATGCAACTGTTTATGGCAGCCAACCTGATTGGGTTTCACGCCCTAATCCTGAAACAACACGCCTTGAGTTTTATGAGCAGATTGTTACTTCATTCAAACTTGAAGGCAACGCTTACATCCTCACAGTGCGCGATGATATGGGCGATGTAAAAGAGTTATATGTTATTGATCCGCGTTATGTTCGCATTGAGCGTACTGCCCCAGGTGAACCTTTGGTTTACTATGTAAAGGTTCGCCTCGAAGGCGGGGGAACCTATGAGCAAATTCTTGATGGCCGCGAGATTATGCACATTCCTGATTTCCGTTTGCCAGGGCAGCGTTATGGCCTAAGCCCAATTGCGGCTTGCCGTACAACAATTGGTTCAGCGATGGCTGCAGATACTTATGCCGCTTCATACTTTGGTAATGCTGCTAATCCAGGTGGCGTTATCACAGTTCCAGGTGAACTTACTGAAGAGCAGGCAGCAGATATTGGCCGTGATTGGAACATTAGCCACACTGGCCCATACCGCGCAGGTAAAATTGGCATCCTTTCAGGTGGCGCTTCATTCTCCCCACTAACAATTAATGCGAATGATGCTCAACTTTTGGATACACGCCGTTTCTCAGTTGAAGAAATTGCTCGTATTTTCCGCGTTCCACTCTCATTGCTAGGCCACCCTGTAGCCGGTGCAATGTCTTTTGCATCAGTTGAAGCACAAAACCTTTCATTTGTGCAGCACTCATTGCGCCCTATCTTGGAGCGAATTGAGCAATCACTATCAACATTGCTACCTGAACCTGATGGATTCATCCGCTTCAACCTAGATGCCCTACTGCGTGGCACAACAATTGAGCGTTATGATGCCTATACAAAGGGCTTGCGTGAAGGTTTCCTTTCAATCAATGATGTTCACTCTTATGAAGATATGGCACCAATTGAAAGTGGCGATGAGTATCGCGTTCCACTACAAAATATTGATGCAACAGATGCCAAGGATGTTGGACTAAAGCTACGCACCGAGATTGCAGCAAGTTTGATTCAGGTTGGCTTTGATCCTGCAGCAGTAACTAAGGCAGTTGGCTTGCCTGATATGAAGCACACTGGATTGCCTTCAAGTCAATTGCAGCAAATTGCAACAATTGATCCTGCAGATCCTGCAGCAGCCTATGAGGTTAAGTAATGCCTTATTACATCAGTAATAAAGAATCAGATTGTGCAGGATGGGCAACAGTAAAAGAGGAATCTGATGGCTCATTTACCACAATTGGATGCCATACATCAAAACAAGATGCAGTTGATCAGATGGTTGCAGTTTCATTAGCCGAGGGTATTGACCCAATGGGAGAACGCAACAGTTCATCAAATACAGTTGTTATTGTTGATGTTGATGGAACTGTTCTTAATGGCAGTGAAGGCATACAAAAAAATATTGATTATGTTAATGAATTAGGAAAAGAATATTATATTCACATTGTAACTGGCCGAATGGCAGATGAGCGCAATAAAACTGCAACAGATTTGCGTGCAGCAGGTGTTGAATATAATGCTTTAACTTTAAATAATACAGATATGGCTAGCCCTGAATATAAAAAAGCAACGGCTGAAAAAATTATGGAAACAAAAACAGTAAAACTTGCAATTGATAATGGGGATAGCGCAAGAGAGGCTTATCAATCTCTTGGAATTGAAACAATGAATCCATCCAGTATTACTGGTGCAAACTCAAGGAGCAAGATGAAAGAAATCGAACGCCGTACATTTACAGTTCAAGATGTTGAGGCACGCCAAGCTGAAGATGGAACTATGCGCTTACGCGGTTATGCTGCAGTATTCAATGATGCAAGCGTTCCCCTACCTTTTAAAGAAACAATTGCGCCCGGCGCATTTCGCAAGACTTTGAGCGAAACACCTGATGTACGCCTGCTCATTAACCACGAAGGCTTGCCATTGGCTCGCACTAAGAATGGAACTCTTACACTCAGTGAAGATGAGCGTGGCCTATTTATGGATGCAGAGATTGCAGATACAACTGAAGGCCGTGATTTGTATAAGTTAGTTGAGCGCGGTGATGTAGATCAGATGAGTTTCGCGTTCCGAGTCATTCGCCAAAAGTGGAATGAGGATCGTTCAGTTCGCACACTTACTGAAGTTTCACTAGCAGATGGGGATGTTTCAGTTGTTACCTATCCTGCATATCCAACAACAACTGTTGAAGCAAGAGAGGCACTACAAAACGCAATGGATGCAATCAAAGAGGGCCGCGCCCTAGATGGCGAATCAACACTTGTTATTAATTCAATTCTTGAAAAAGTTTCTGAATCTTACGATAGCCTTGAGGAAGGCAAAAGTATGCTTGAGGTTTTGCTTGGGCTAGATACTCTAACCCCAACTATTGAGGTTGAGGATCCTGAAGTTGAGTTAGAGCCAACAGGTATGCCTGCAACTGCAGGGCGTTCAATTTCCCTACGCCTAGCAAAAGCAATTATCAATAACACAAAATAATATTCTGCTGGCAAATTGTTAGCAGATTGAAGCCGGAGCGAATCCCACACCCTAAAAGCGCCGTGGAGAGCATCGCCACCACCTCACAAAAATCAAACACTCATTGGAGAAAAATGTCTAAGTCATATCTTGATATTGCTCTTGAGCGCCGTGATGCAGTTAAGGTTGAAATGGATGCAGTTCTAGAGGCAGTTGCTGCCGAAGAGCGCACCGATCTTACTGCAGAGGAAACCGAAAAGGTTGATGCTCTTGTTGAAGAGGCACGCGCACTTGATGCAAAGATTGAAAAGTTCTCAACACAGGCTACTGCAGATGCAAAGGCTGCTGAAGTTCGCGCTTCAGTCGCAGCAGTTGTAGCACCTCGCGTTGGTGGAGCAACAGTTACACGCGAAGCACGCACATACACACCTGAAGCTGAAGTTTCATTCGTTAAGGATGTTTACGCAGCGCAGATTCGTGGCGATTACTCAGCGCAAGAGCGCCTAGCACGCCACACAAAGGAAGAATCAGTTGAGCGCCGTTCGGTTGCAACTGATAACTTTGCTGGCCTTGTAATCCCTCAGTATTTGGTTGATCTCGCTGCACCTTATGCACGCGCAGGCCGCCCAACTGCAGATTACGCAACATCAAAGCACGCACTTCCAGCAGCGGGAATGACTCTAAACATTTCCCGTATGACTACTGGAACATCTACTGCAGTTCAGGAAACACAAAACACTGATGTTTCTAACACTGATTCAGATGATACTCTGCTCACAATTCCGGTACGCACAATTGCCGGCCAGCAGGATCTATCAAAGCAGGCTATTGAGCGCGGAACAGGTATTGATACATTCGTTGTAGCAGACCTTATTCGCTCTTGGCACACAACAGTGGATTACCAGGTTCTAAACGGAACAGGCAACAACGGCCAGTTCAAGGGAATCCGCGCATCAGGTGGAAACACAGTTACTTACACTGCAACAACACCTACAACTGCACTTCTTTACTCAAAGTTGGCAGATGCTTACCAGAAAGTTGAGAGCAATGTTTTCATCGCTCCAACACACTGGATTATGCATCCACGCCGCCTTGCAGCAATTCTTGCTTCAAGCGACACAACAGGCCGCCCATTGGCAGTTCCGAATTCAAACGGACCAATGAACGCAGCAGCAGCAGGCGCTGGACTTCCAGGATACGGAAACTCAGGTTACACAATCCTTGGCCTTCCAGTTGTAACTGATGCAAATGTGCTTACAAACCTTGGCGCAGCAACAAACCAGGATGAAATCTACTGCGTTGCAGCACCAGAAATGCACCTTTGGGAACAACCAGGATCACCTTTTGCACTCTCATTTGATGCAACAGGCGCTGGTTCACTCACTGTTAAATCTGTTGTTTACGGCTTTGGTGCCTTCTCAGCAGAGCGTTACCCACTCGCTGCCTCAATCATTTCAGGCACCGGTTTGGTAGCACCAACTTTCTAATCTAGAGAGTTAAAAATTGTGAAGGTTGGGTTAGTTTCCCCCAACTAGCCCAACCTTCACTTCTCAATTAATCGGGGGATTATGAAAAGCGCACATAAAGTTTCAGTTGGTAGTTGTGATCCAGGTACAGTTGATGGCGGGTTTGCATTTAGCTTGATTCAACTTACGCAATCTAGGGCATCTCGATTAGGACCCTTTGTGCGAATCAAGGGTTCAGGGCTTTTATCAAAGCAACGCAATCGGTTGGTTAAGCAATTCTTGGAAACCAAATCTGATTGGCTTTTAATGATGGATTCAGATGAGCAATTGCCAGTTTCAAGTTTTGATAAATTGGTTGAAGCGGCTCACGAAAAGGAACGCCCGGTTGTGGCGGGATTAGTATTTGCAAGTTTTGAAACAGGATTCCCATATCCAAAACCAGTTCCAACAATCTTTCAAGATGCACCTGAAGGATTCTTGCCACTCAATAATTATGATAAAGATTCATTGTTTGAAGTAGATGCAGCAGGAACTGGTTGCCTTTTGATTCACCGCAGCGTGTTAGAAAAAATGCGTGATGAAGCTGATGAACACCAGGGGCAAGATTGGTGTTGGTTTTGGGATGGACCTATCCACGGCAACTGGATTGGCGAGGATCTTCAATTTTGCCGGCGAGTTAAATCACTAGGCTTTCCTATCTATGCTCATACCGGCGCAATATTGCCTCATTCCAAGAATTATTGGCTAGATGATAGGCAGCACGATATATGGAACGCATAAAAAGAATTTTAAGAATTAAGGTAAAATCAAAGGAAACTACTACCGCCGTTCCTGAACTGGAACGCGCAATGATTCCCAAAGTAGAAACGAGAATAAAGCGTGGCAATCACTAACGGCTACACAACGCTTAATGATGTGAAATCAGCTTTGAACATTGAAGATTCAATGGAAAACGCTAGTATTGAAATGGCTATTGCCACCGCAAGCCGCCAAATTGATGATTATTGTGGCCGTTTCTTTTATACAGATGGAACAGTTGAAGCCCCTGCAACACGATATTACTCACCTCAAAACTTTTATGTATTGCCTACAGATGATTTTGTGAGCATCAGCGAGATTGCAACAGATGATAATTTTGATTTGACTTACTCAACTGTATGGACTGCATCAGATCGAATGGTTGAACCGGTCAATAATCCTTCACGCGGTTGGCCATTAACCCGCATCCTTGCCGTAGGTTCCTATGTTTTCCCTGCCTACTTGCCACAATCTGTACGCGTTAAGGGTATTTTTGGATGGTCTAGTGTTCCTTTTGAGGTAAAAACTGCCGCTAAAATTCAGGCTTCCCGCCTGTTCCTGCGTAACCAATCACCATTTGGGATTGCCGGTTCAACTGATATTGGAACAGTGCGCTTGGCTGCAAAGCTAGATGCCGATGTTGAGGCTTTGCTGCGCCCTATGCGCCGTAACAATGGCTTGGCTAAGTAATGATACCTAGCGAGGTTAGAAACGGCTTAAAAGCCAATCTAGAGGCTATTAAGGGGCTTAGAGTGTATGAACTCATACCTTCACCGGCAGTTGCCCCTGCAGCCATTGTTGGCCAGTTGGATTTTACTTTTGACCTGAACAACGCCCGTGGCTTGGATCAGGCAAACCTGGATGTAATAGTTTTGGTTCAGCGACTCAGCGAGCGCACTGGCCAAAATGAACTTGATAAGTACCTGGCAGGTTCAGGGGATTACTCAATCAAGCAAGCGATTGAATCGGATCGAACACTTGGCGGTGCCTGCAATACCTTGCGGGTTACTTCAGCCGAGGCAGGTAGTTACGCATCAGGTGATATTGAATTCCTTTCATATCGTTACCGCATTACAATTTGGGGATAGGGAGAAAAATGAGCTACACAATTACTTCAGATAACTTTGAAGGCAAAGCAAAGGGTGATTCAATCACCGAAAAAGAATTGCTTGAATCAGGCTTGAACATTGAAGCCCTGATTGCAGGCGAGCATCTCAAGGATGCAAAAGCATCAATCAAACTAGCAACAGTAGAGGAAACTAAATAATGGCCCGCTTAGTCCTAACAAACGCGTATATCACAATTAATGGGGTTAACCTTTCTGATCACATTGGCAGTGTTACCCTAACAACAACTGATGATGTTATTGAAACAACTGCATTTGGTTCATCAGCTCGCACACGCGTTGGTGGCCTTGCAGATAATTCAGTTGCTCTTGAATTTCATCAGGATTATGCAGCAAGTTCAGTTGAAGCAACTATCAACGCAGCAGGCTCATCACTTGTTGGAACAGTAACAACTGTTGTTGTAAAGCCAAATGGCGCTACAACTGCTGCAGATAACCCTTCATACACATTTTCAGCATTAGTTTCAGAGTGGACACCTCTTAATGGAGCAGTTGGCGAACTTGCAACCGCATCTGTTACTTGGCCAATCTCAGGCAATATCACAAAGGCGGTTTCATAAATGGCCCGTATTGTATTAACAAATGTTGCAGTTACATTTGGTACAACAGATATTTCAAGTTATGTAACAAGCGTAACTTTGGGATCTACTTATGATGTTGTTGAAACCACTGCGTTTGGCAACACTGCCCGTACAAGAGTTGCTGGCCTAGCAGATAATTCTGTTTCATTTGAATTTAACCAGGATTACGCAGCAAGCGCACTTGAAGCAACAATTTACCCAACACTAGGAACTGCAGTTTCAATTACAGTTCGCCCAGTAGCAGGCCAAACACCTGCATACAGTTTTTCAGCGTTGGTTTCAGAGTGGACACCTCTTAATGGAGCAGTTGGCGAACTTGCAACTGCATCTGTTACTTGGCCTATAAGTGGTACAATCACAAAATCCTAATACAACAAGGGGGAAAAGATGGATGGATTAGCAATCAAGGTAAAAACAACAGATGGCGTTGAGGCAACTTACAAGTTAACCCCACGCGTTATTGTTGGATTTGAGCAACAGTACGGCAAAGGTATGCCTAAGTTGCTTGGAGAAGAGCAAAAGATTGAACATATCTATTGGCTTGCTTGGAAATCTATGCAAACCGCCGGCATTATTGTTAAGCCGTGGGGGCCAGAGTTTTTAGATACGATTGTTAGCGCCGAATTGGATGCTGATGATTCTTTCGGATCCACCGAAATAGCCTAACTTACACAGTAGCGGCTATTTCGGTGGAAACCGGAATCTCTCCCATAGATTTGCTTGATGCCCCACCAGGGATTCTTGAAGCAATCACGATTTATATGAAAGAGCGAGCTAAATCAAATGGCTGATGAAGTAGTTATTCTTAACGGCGTTAAAGAAACGCTTACTGCATTAAAAGATTTTGATAAAGATGCAGTTAAGCGTTTCAACAAAGTTATTAATAGCGAACTTTCAGGCGCAGAGCGTGATGCCAAAGGTTTGATTAGCGAGGATCCACCTATGAGTGGATGGCGCAAGGCAGATGCTACTAAGGGGCGTACTCGCGGTGGCGCAGGTTGGCCAGGCTGGAACGCTGCAGAGATTCAATCAAAGATTACAAAAACTAAGGCTAAGGGGAAGGTTCGAGGCGATTACACAACAAGCGCCGGTGCGTTGCTTAATAAGTCTGCAGCAGGATCTATCTTTGAAGTAGCAGGCCGTAAAACCAAAAGTGGAACCGGTGGTGGCAGTAGCGCACAATTTCTGCGTACTTTAGGAAACAGATTTGGTGCTGCATCGCGTGTAGTTTGGCGTGTAGTTGATAAAGATAAAGCAAGAATTCAACAAAATGTGGCAAAGGCGCTTGAAGAGGCCAAAGCTGAATTACAAAAACACTTGAATAGAGAGCGAGTTTAAAAATGGCAGTTGGCTCAATTGTCGCTCGAATTCTCACCGAGTATTCAGACAAAGGCACAAAGCAAGCAACCAAAGACATTTCCAAAATGGAAAAAAAGTTTGGCGATTTTGCAAATAAGGCAGCCAAGAGTTTTGGAATAGCAGCACTTGCAGCAGGTGCCTTTGCGGTAAAGGTTGGATTTGATGCAGTAAAGGCAGCAACAGAGGATCAAAAATCTCAGGCATTACTTGCAAATTCTTTGCGTAATACTGTTGGTGCAACAGATGCCGCAATTGCAGCCACTGAAACCTACATAACTCAAATGCAGTCAGAATTTGGCGTTGCCGATGATCAATTGAGGCCGGCCTTGGCTCGACTTGCAGCAGTAACTGGAAGCGTTACTAAGGCTCAAACTTTAATGGGCGTTTCTTTAGATATTGCAGCAGCACGAAATATTGATGTGGAGCAGGCATCTGCTCTAGTTGCAAAAGCCTATGGTGGCAATATCGGTGCGCTCAAAAAGTTGTTCCCACAAATTTCAGCAGCAACAGTTAAATCTAAGGATTTTGCTAAGGCGTTAAAGGAAATCTCAGGCGAAACTAAGGGTGCGGCAGCAGCAGCAGCCAACACTTTTGCCGGCCAAATGGAAAGAATTAAACTAGCTTTTGGTGAGGCTTCAGAATCTCTTGGCTACAAGTTACTGCCTCAGGTTAAGGCTTTTGCTGATCTCATCATTACTAAGGCAATTCCTGCAATTCAGAAATTCGTAGATGAGAATGGCGATAAAATTGCTGCAGGATTTAAAGTTTCAATTCAATATGGTATTGCCTTTGCAAAATTAATGTACGATATGTTTAGTTTTGTTGCTAAAAATATTAAAGTTTTTGCAACACTTGGTGCAATCATTGTTGCTGCATTTTTTGGTGCCAAGGTTGCTGCTGCTACTCAAGCATTAATCACTGGCGTTATGGCGATTATCAAGGTGATGAAGGCTTTGCGTACAGTATCTCTTGCATCTGCTGCTGCAACTGCTCTTGCAACTGGTGGTATTTCTGCTGCTACAGGCGCTGCTGCATTTGCCGTTGCTTTGGTTGGAATCGGTGTTGCGGCTAATAAGTTCAATAAAGATTCAGATAAGGCTGCAGATTCGTTAGGCAAGTTTGACTTTAACGCCAAGGGATTTTCTGCAACGGCAGATGATTACACTAAGGGCATTGAGGGAATGACTGGTGCCACTAATGGACTTACTGGGGCAACAGATAATGCAGCAAAAGCTACTGCTCTATTGCTTAAACTTCAAAATAAGTTCGGCCTAAAGGGATTGAAGGAAACAGATCCCATTACTCTTGAGGCTATTCGCAAGAATCAGTTGAAGCAACAGAAACTTGGCATTTCAAGCCCTACAATTTCCCTTGCTGCATCTGCAGGCCACGGAAATATTGCAGGAAACACCACAATGAATGGGGGGAACATAACAGTGAATGTTGCAGGATCAGTTGTTTCCCAGGGTGATTTAGTGGCAGGAATTAAGAATGGTCTTGAGGTTATCTATCGCCGGCGTGGCGGTAGTGGTTACGCGGTGTTGTAATGCCTGCTAATGCACCTACCCTTACAGTTGCCTTTGGCCTTAATGGCAGTTATACAAATGTAAGCGCAGATTTAATTCTTAGCGTAGATATTCGCCGTGGCCGTATGTATCAGGATGTGTTCATTGATGCAGGCACTGCCACTGTTGTGCTTAACAACCAATCAGGCGCTTTTGATCCTAGTAATACAAGTAGCCCCTGGTATAACACTCTGATTGCCGGTATGCAGGTAAGAATCAGTGGCAATTCCACTGTTATCTACACAGGCTACCTTGAAGATAATATGGTTAACCAGGGAATCTACCCAACTGTTTCCCTTACCTTTGTGGATGGCCTTGCTACTTTTGGAAAGACAATTGCACCTGCCTTAGCAACTTCAGCTTATTCTGAAACTGCAGCATCAAGAGCAGCAAGAGTTTTGGACATTGCCCAGTGGCCTGCCGGCGCTCGAAGCCTTACGGGAACTACTGTAATGAAGAAAACAGGCCAAGGAATTAGTTGCCTAGATATGCTTGAGCAGTGCGCCAATGTTGTTGGTGGCCGTTTCTATGTAAGCCGTACAGGCGTTGCAACCCTAGTTCCCCTTGCAGATAAGTTTTCACGCCCTACCCAATTGCTTTTTAGCGATCAAGGTGATGCCTATAGCGTTGGTTATGATGGCATTATCACAAATCCAGGTACTGATTATGTGTATAACCAGGCGATTGTTGATCGTGGGCCAGGTGTTTTGCAATACACATCTACCTATGGCGCAAGCGTTACAACTTATGGCCTAAAGTCTAAAAAGTTGGATGCACCTTCAAATACATCTACTGCTGCAACAAATCTTTCACTTTATGCAGCTCGAAAAGATGCAGATGCTGCAGTTTTAGTTGAGCAACTTGATTTTACCCCTATTGGTATTGGCGCTTTGGCTACAGATTTCTTGGAAACTGAACTTAATGATTTAGTTACAGTTAAGCGTATTACCTATGATGGCCGTAGCATCTCAATTAACTGCGTGGTTGAAGGTATGGCTCACTCAATTACTTCAGATAATTGGCGGGTTAGTTACTTTACCTCACTTATTGATCCTTACACGATTTCACTCTAGGGGGAATAATGCCACTTTGCCCACAAGTAACAATTACACCAATTACTGTAACCACTTCAGGAATGACTACTACCTCAGTTATTGCTGCAAATGATCCTGTAACTACAGAGCAGGCAAGCGAACTTCAAACAGAAATCAATACAATTGAGGCTGCCGTTAATGGCAAAAACCACATCTACCGCCAAGCAAGTGCGCCTGATGGCTCTGTTTATGCTTTAGTTGAAGGTGATGTTTGGTTTGATACTGATGATGGCAATAAGCAGTATTATTGGACTGGAACCGCTTGGGTGTCTGTTCAAGATACCGCGATTGCAGCAGCAACAACTGCAGCAGCAGCAGCAACAACTGCAGCAGCAGAGGCAACAACTGCAGCAACTGCAGCACAAACTACTGCTAATGGTAAGAATAAGATTGTACGCTCAACATCTGATGCTTCAGGCACAACTGGTTATACCGCCGGTGATCTTTGGTGGAAAATGGCAAGCACAAGTGCAGCCTCAAATGTGCTTGATCAGTGGACATTTGACGGAACACAATGGAACAAAAACGCGCTTACAAATGCCGTAATTGCTACCTTAGATGCAGCAAAAATTACAACTGGTTATCTTGCTGCTGATCGTATTGAGGCTGCAAGTATCGCAGGAACAAAGATTGCAGCAGGAACTATTGAGGCAGTAAATATTGCAGCAGCAACTATTACAGGAGCTAAAATTGCTTCAGAAACTATTACCGCCGGCAATATTGCAGCAGCCACAATTACTGCAGATCAAATAGCCGGTGCAACAATTACTGCTGCTGAAATTGCTTCAGAAACTATTACTGCTGCTGAAATTGCAGCAGATTCAATTACAGTTGACCGCTTGACGGCAGGCACACTTACTGCCTTCACATTGCGTACATCTTCAGGCGCTCGCAGAGTTACAATTTCAGCTTCAAGCAATGCTATTTCATTTACTGAATCAAGTAGCACTGTTGGTTGGATTGGTCCAACCTCAACTTCAGGTATTGTTATGCACTACGGCGCTACTTTTAATGCTGCGGCAACAACTTACCCAAATGCTTTTGTAACATCAGGTTCAGCTCAAATTGCCTATAACTCAACAACTTATTTAATTTGCAACTCTACTGGTGTTCAGGCAAAGGGTGCTTTTTATTCTCTCGATGCTTTTTACAATCAGGATTCAACAACTACTACAAATACTGCAAATACCTGGATGAGTGGAACAAACGGCCTTACTCGCCGAAGCACCGCCTCAAGCCAACGCTATAAGGAAAATATTGTTGATATTCGTACAGTGCCTGAACTTAACCCAAACAAATTGCTATCATTGCCTGTTCGAGCATTTACTTACAAGGCAGATTACCTAGATTCAGCAGATGATCGTGCTGGCACCCCATTGCCAGGCTTTATTGCTGAAGAGGTTGCTCAAGCCTATGAAATTGCAGCAGATAAGAATGATGGCGTAATTGAATCTTGGAATGATCGTTTTGTTGTTCCAGGAATACTTGCACTTGTTCAAGATTTACACGCACGCGTAACAACGCTTGAAGGGGGGACACAATGAACGAAAACACAGAACTCAATATCAATCTTGTAATCGCATCCTTGCGTGAACAAATTGGCCTACTAGCACTTGATAAGGCAATGCTTACCGCACGCCTTCAAGAGCTAGAAAATAAAGAATCAACCACTAACTAAGAACGGGAAACCGCGCAAATGAATCCAGCAAACTGGGCAGGCTTAATAGTATCTATCATTGCAATCATAACTGGATTTGCAGGTGCAGTAAGATGGCTAGTTAAGCATTACCTTTATGAACTCAAGCCGAATTCAGGCAGTTCAATGCGCGATTCCATTAATAGACTTGAAGCCCAAGTTGAAACAATCCTCAAGTTAATAGAAAAGGGAAACAAATGAAAGAAACTAAAAAACTCATTATTCGCCTTGCAGCAGTATTTTATGTATCTGCTCTTGCAACTATTGGCGCTGGTTCACTCTTTGGCGTAGGCGCAGCAACTGCTGCAGGTATGGCAGGGCTTTTGGCCGTGGCTAAGGTTGGCGAATCTCTTGCCAAGGCTTACATTGCAGATGGCAAGTTGAGCAAAGAGGAAATTGAAGGCGCATTTCAGGAAACAAAGAAAAAGTAAATGAGCCAACGCAATCAGTTTGTAATTACCGCTAGGGCTGAAATCGGTACTATTGAAGGCCCCAAGGATAATGAAACAAAATATGGCAAGTTTACAAATGCCAATTTCTTACCCTGGTGTGGCTCTTTTGTTAATTGGTGTGCAGATCAAGTAGGGCTAAAAATACCTAACTGCGTTTCAACATTCAATGGGGCAAAGGCGTTTGAAAAACAAGGCCGTTTTCAAAAAGCTGAAGTAGCCGTTCCTGAAGTTGGGGATTTAGCCTTTTTTGATTTCCCGGCAGATTCATTAGACCGGATCAGCCATATCGGGATTGTTGCCCGCGTTGATTACGATAAGGGAATTGTTTGGGTTATTGAAGGCAATACAAGCCCTGATAAAAAGGGTGATCAGCGCAATGGTGGCCAAGTCTGCCAAAAGCAAAGAGCCTATAAGGCCAAAAACGGCGGCAAACTTAAAAAATCAATTCCAGTTTATATAGTAGGATTTGGCAAGCCCAAGTTCAAAGATTAAATCCATCTAACCCTTTGGGAGCAACATAATGGCGGCAGGTACTTTAGATTTTACGATTGAACAAGGGGCAACCTTCAATCTTCTCTTAACTTGGAAAATCAATAACACCCTAGTTAACTTAACTGGTTATACTGCTCGCCTTTCGGCTCGCGTTGATGTTGAAGATACTGAAGTAATCCTTTCGCTTACAACAAGCAATGGTGGAATTACTCTTGGCGGTGCTGCAGGCACAATTAGCCTTAATCAGACTGCAGCACAAACAACAATTTTGCCTGCCGGAACCTATGTATATGATCTTGAACTGATTGCCTCAAATGCAACAGTAACCCGTTTAGTGCAGGGTGAGCTACTTATTAGCCCAGAGGTAACTCGATGAGTTCAATAGTCTATGTATCCTCAAGCACAACTGATGTAATTGCAGAAATTGCCTCAACTGCCGAGGTAATTATTTCCAATCTTCAAGGCCCTCAAGGTGCTATTGGCGCTACTGGCCCTACAGGTCCGGTTGGTGCTACAGGTCCAATTGGACAAACAGGCGTAACTGGCCCTATTGGCGTTACTGGCCCCGTAGGTGCAACAGGCCCAATTGGAGCAACAGGCGTAACTGGCCCTATCGGTGTTACTGGTCCAATCGGCCTAACTGGTCCTACAGGATCAACTGGACCGCAAGGAATTCAAGGAATTCAGGGCATCCAGGGTGAAGTTGGCGTAACTGGTCCAATCGGTGCCACTGGCCCTGTTGGTGCAACCGGCGCAGTAGGGGTAACTGGTCCTATCGGCGTTACTGGTCCTATCGGCATTACAGGCCCAGTTGGAGCAACAGGCCCAGTTGGTGCTACAGGTCCACAAGGAATTCAAGGCGTTGTTGGTGCAACAGGCCCCGTTGGAGCCACTGGCCCAACAGGTGCAGATTCATTTGTTCCTGGCCCAACAGGTGTAACTGGCCCAATCGGTGTTACTGGCCCTACAGGTCCAATTGGTGCTACAGGTTCAACTGGTCCTATCGGTGCTACAGGTGCTACAGGTCCACAAGGCCAATCAACTAGCTTTTACAATTACAAAATCAAAACATCTGCCACAACTGGCAACCCTGGCAATGGCTTTATTATTTACAACAATGCTACGCAAACAAGTGCTACCCAACTTAATGTTAGCCATCTTGATTTTAATGGCAATGATATTAATATTTTTCTTCATTTGCTTCAACCTGATGATGTTATTATTATTCAAGATGCAAATGTTTCTGCTAATTATCAAAAATGGACAATTGCAAGTTCATTAATTGAGCAAACTGGATATGATCAACTTCCAGTAACACTTTTAACATCAAGTGGAACAGGAACAACAGGTTTTGCAAACAATCACGAAGTATTCCTTGCAATTGTTTCAAGTGGAGCAGTTGGCCCAAGTGGCGCTACAGGTGCTACTGGCCCTGTAGGTCCTACAGGTGTTACTGGTCCAACTGGTCCAATTGGTGCAACCGGTGCTTCAGGCGCTAATTCAATTGTTCCGGGTCCTGCAGGTGCTACTGGTCCTGTTGGTGCTACTGGTCCTGTTGGTGCAACAGGTCCTGCCGGTGCTACCGGTGCAGTTGGTGCAACCGGATCTGTTGGCGCAAGCGGTGCTACAGGTCCTGCAGGCGTTGCGGGTGCAACTGGCCCCGTTGGTGCATCAGGTGCAACTGGCCCTATCGGTGCCACTGGCCCGCAAGGAATCCAAGGCATCCAGGGTGATGTTGGTGTTACTGGCCCTGTTGGTGCAACTGGTGCAGTTGGTGCAACCGGTGCAATAGGTACAACTGGTCCTATCGGTGCTACTGGCCCTGCCGGTGCAACTGGTCCAATTGGTGCTACAGGTGCCACTGGCCCTAGCGGTATTGCTGGAAAAACTATTCTTAATGGAACAGTTGATCCAACAACTGAAGGTGTTGATGGTGATTTTTACATCAACACCACTTCAGATAAAATATTTGGTCCAAAAGCTGCAGGTGTATGGCCTGCCGGTGAAAATATTGTTGGCCCAACCGGTGCTTCAGGCCCTGCAGGTGTTACTGGTCCTATCGGTGCAACTGGTTCAACTGGACCCGTTGGAGCAACAGGATCAACTGGCCCTGTAGGTTCAACTGGTCCAACAGGTGCAACAGGCCCTGCCGGCCAAGATGCAGCAGCGTACATTGTTGATTATCTTGATGGTGGCCCTGCAACGATTAACCCCGATGTAATTTACGATTCAGGAACTTCATCAACTTCAAGTTGGACTTATACTATTGATGCCGGTGGAGCATCAGTTTCTTTCTAGTGATCAGAAAAGGTAAAAAATGACTTCAAGACTACAAAACCGCCGCGATACTGCAGCAAACTGGACAAGCAACAACCCAACACTTGCGGCTGGTGAAATTGGGCTTGAAACAAACACCAGTAAGTATAAAATTGGCGATGGTGCTACTGCCTGGAACTCTTTGGCTTATGCCTACACTGCAGGTTCACCTGGTGCAACTGGTCCTACAGGTCCTATTGGTGCAACTGGTCCTTCAGGCCCAACTGGTCCTTCAGGTGCAGGTGGCGTTGAAGCCGTAAATGCCCAAACAGGCACAACATATACTTTTGTTTTAACAGATCGAGATGATTTAGTTACTGCATCTAATGCTTCAGCTCAAACTTATACAATTCCACTTAATTCAAGCGTGGCATTTCCAACAGGTTCACTTGTAAACCTTATCCAAATTGGTGTTGGCCAAGTAACAGTTCAGGGCGCAGGCGGTGTAACTGTATTATCAACAGGTGCTACTGCTGCTACACCAAAAACTAGAGCGCGTTACTCGGTAATGACTTTGATTAAAGCCGGAACAGATACCTGGTATGCAACGGGGGATGTAGCCTAATATGCCTATTCTTGGAGTTATTGCATCAGGAATATCGGGCAACTTAAATATTCTTGTTGATACACTTGTAATTGCCGGCGGTGGCGCTGGTGGTGCTTCAGTTGGCGGTGGCGGTGGTGCTGGTGGTCTTGTTTACACTGCATCAGTTGTAATGCCAGCAGCGACTGCCTTTACTGTAACTATTGGTGCTGGTGGGCCTGGTCGAGATGGTGGCTCATCAACTTCAGCTCAACAAGGCAGCAATTCAAGTATTACAGGAACTGGAATTTCATTAACTGCAGCCGTTGGTGGTGGTTATGGTACTGGTTTTGGTGATGCCAATGGCGCGAATGGCGGTTCAGGTGGTGGTGGTGGTGGTTCTAACTCTAAAACCAACACAGGTGGCTCACCTACATCGGGGCAAGGTAATGCAGGTGGTTTTGGTTACAATCTTGATGTAGGCAATACAAACCGCCCATCTGGTGGCGGTGGCGGTGCCGGTTCTGCTGGAACAAACGCATCATCTTTGAAATCAGGCAATGGCGGTGCTGGAACAAACGCATATTCAACTTTTGCAAGTGCAACTTCAACCGGTGTTTCTAGTTTTTATGCTGGTGGTGGTGGCGGTGGTACTGATAGAAATGGTAGTTCTCAACCAGGAACTGGTGGTTCAGGTGGTGGTGGAAATGGCGGCAGTGTTGCTGGTGGTGGTCCAAGTGCTGGTGTTGCCGGTGTAACAAATACTGGTTCAGGCGGCGGTGGCGGTAATGCAGATGGTGGTGGTGGCAGTGGTGGATCAGGTATTGTTATAGCTCGATACTTAGGCTCACAAAAAGCACAAGGTGGCACTATTGTAGAATCAGGTGGATATACTTATCACACTTTCACATCTTCAAGAATTTTTTACACAGGGGCAGTAGCAGCAGCCAAGGCAACTGGTGGAACACTCACAACTGATGGAACTTATTGGTATCACACATTTCTTGCATCTGGAGATTTCATTCCAACACAATCAATTACTTGTGATTATCTTCTCATTGCAGGTGGCGGTGGCGGTGGTGGAGATATGGCAGGCGGTGGCGGTGCCGGTGGTTTGCGATCAACTGTAACTGCAACAGGTGGAAATGGAACACTTGAATCTGCAATTTCACTTAATTCAGGAACTACATACACAATTACAGTTGGTGCAGGTGGCGCAGCTCAACCAAATGATTCTTCAAATGGAAATCCTGGAATAAACTCTTCAATTGCAGGCGCTGGCATCACAACCATAACTAGCACTGGTGGCGGTTATGGTGGTTATTATGATGTAAGCGGTGGTTCAGGTGGTTCTGGTGGTGGCGCTGGTCGCACACCTTCAGGTGGCGGTGGTTCTCGAACTGCATCCCCAGTTCAAGGATATAATGGTGGTGGTGGTTCAGGTTCAAGCGGAACATTTGCTTCAGCCGGTGGCGGTGGTGGTGCAGGCGCAGTTGGAGTTAATGGATCAACATCTGGTGCTGGTGCTGGTGGAGCAGGATTGTTATTAACTACATTTTCACTTGCTACAGGTACAGGCGTGAATGGTTATTACGCTGGTGGCGGTGCGGGCGGTGCGTACGATGCAGCGCAAGCAATCGGTGGTGTTGGCGGTGGTGGTACTGGTGGAAAAAATGGCGTTAATCTTAATGGCACTGATGCGGTTGCAAATACTGGTTCCGGTGGCGGTGGCGGTGGTCCTGCTGGCGGTAACGGCGGTGCAGGTGGATCAGGAATTGTTATCATTCGATATGCAGTCTAACTAGGGGGAAAAATGACTAAAGAAAATGTAACAAAAATCAAAGAGGAAAAAGCAACACAATGCTTTTCTTTTGAAGTAAAAATGTTGGTTCATATCATTGCAGATGATGAAGCAACTGCTAAAACTCAGCTTGATGAAAAAGGCGGAATAGTTACAAAGCGTGAGGTTGAACTATTGAACGCAATAACACTTTATGGAGAAAAGGAACAGTAAATGGCTCATTATGCAAAAGTTGAAAATGGCGTGGTAACTCAGGTTATTGTTGCCGATGGGCCGGATTGGTGTGAGCAAAACCTAGGTGGCGAGTGGATTCAAACTTCATACAACACTTTTGGTGGAGTCCACTCAGGCGGTAAAATGCCTATCCATAAGAATTATGCAGGAATTGGCTACACATTTGATGGCGTAGGATTTGCAGCACCAAAGCCTTTTGAATCTTGGACATTAAACGCTGATTCATACCTTTGGGAAGCACCTACACCAAAGCCTGAAGATGGCAAATTTTATACTTGGGATGAAGCAACACTTGCTTGGGTAGAGTTACCTACCGAATAACGCACTAACCAGGGGGAATAATGCGGTTTCACATTGTAGCTTTGCCTCATACTCAAGTAACAAAAGAGTATGCAGGATGTGCCTTTACTGAAAAGGTACGCCGTTTTGTAATAATGATGAAGGCTCAAGGCCATACTGTTTATTTGTATGCCGGTGAGCAATCTGAAGGTGTCGAGGATGAGCTAATCACCTGCATATCTGAAGAGATGCGAGCGCAAGCCCAAGGATCTAATCACTACACAAGCGTTTCATTTGATACATCCCTGCCACACTGGCAAACCTTCAATGGCAACGCTATCCGAGAGATAGCAGAGCGATTTGAAGAGCAAGATTTCATTTGCCTTATCGGCGGTGGCGCACACAAGCCTATTGCCGATGCCTTCCCAACTGCGATAGCGGTGGAATTTGGCGTTGGCTACGGCGGTGTTTTCAGTAATTTCCGGGTGTTTGA